GGGGGGGGGGGGCGCCGGGCCCCCGCCCCCCCCCCCCGCGGCCGGGTTCTCAGTTCGGTCAGTTCGATCAAGAGACCCGAGCTGGTTGAGGACGGGGAGCGTAACGCCTGGCTGACGTCGCTTGCCCTTGCCTACAAGTGGCATGGCTACTCTCGGGAAGAGGCTCAGGCGAAGATTCAGCTGCGCATGGCCGAGGTTCCTGGCTGCGAGTATTCGCGCAACTGCCGCCAGGTTCGCTCGATCGTGAAGGCGATTTATCGCAACCTCCCCCACATGGAGGGGCGCTTTTCGGACCGCGCCCTTCCCGCGTGGTTGGCCGACGATACGCCTTTTGACAACTCACCAAAACAAGGCGGAGTAAATCCCAGAAGGGGGTTATACCCCCTGGGGCTGGGGTTTTTGGTTCCAGAGGGAAGGGAGCCAGAGGCGACTCCGCCTAAGCTCACCCTTGTTGCTGCTTCTCTTCAAAGCCTTCTCGCCGACGGCGTTGGCGAAGATGACGGCGAGGCTGCCGGGCCTGACCGGGAGTCGAGCCGCGCGGCTCAAGTGCCGCTTTCTAGTCTCTGCAGGGAGGTTTCCCTTGCCGCGATTCGCTGGCGGCAGCGGGTAGGGATCTTCGACGGGAGCCGGCTGGTGGTGTGCTTCACCAAACGGCACTACCGGGCGCAAGCGGCGCTGGAGTTTTTGTCCGGGAGGCCTGAGTACCAGGGCGTACGGCTCAAGGTCTATACGCCGCACAGCAGCCGGCAGCCAGCCTATCGCGACGCGATCGAGTCTTGCGGTGACGTCTTGCAGGCCGGGCTGGTGCTTGGAGAGCGGAAGACCTACGCCGAGAAGCTCTCGGCGTGGCGGTCCGAGAAGGGGCTTTCGAGGGCGTGCACGCTAGATGATCTTGTCGAGGAGAGCGTAGACCCAGTTGAAGATCTTCATCCCGGCGCCAATGCCGATGCCGGCTGGGATGGCCGTCCAGATGTTTCGAAACATGTCGTTGATGTCCAGTCGCATGACAGTGCTCTCGATTTTGTCGAACTGCTTCCCTGATTTTTCAGGTGTTTGCTGACGACGCCACGTCGCCGACGAGACAAAGAGCAAGGAATGTTCCAAAATCCTAGAGATCCATCGAAATCGTCGGCTCTGGGAGGCTCGGTGCAATTTCGCAAGGCCGTCTCGATCATTTTGGAGCTGGAAGGCGGCCTGGTCGACGACCCGCGCGACCCTGGAGGGCTTACGAAATTCGGCATCTCGCTTGCGGCCTATCCCAAGCTCGGTCGACAGGGGATCATGGAGCTGACGCTCGAGAAGGCGCGGGCGATCTACCGGCGGGACTTCTGGGATGCGGCGCGCTGCAGCGAGCTGCCGGCCGCGTTGCGGCTTGTCGTGTTTGACGCTGCCATCAACCAAGGCGCCAAGACGGCAATTCGTATCCTCCAGAAGGTTTTAGGCGTCACGGTCGACGGCATGATCGGCCCCCAGACGCTTGGCGCTGCCGGCAAGGCTGACTGTGAGCAACTGGTCGTCGACTTCATGGCTGAGCGTGCCGAGCGCTATGCGGGCCTTGCGACCTTCAAGACCTTTGGACGAGGCTGGATGCGGCGGCTTTTCCACGTGACCCGGCAGTCGGCTTGAAGGGCTCGACCTTGCGATACACACCATAACCCGGTGTCATATCGATGCGGCTTGAGCCTCGCATGAAGCCCTATCGGATCTTGTCGCTCGATGGCGGCGGGGTGCGAGGAGCTTACCAGGCTGTGCTCCTTGCTCGACTTGCCGAAGCCGTGCCTGCGTTTCTGCCATCGGTGCGCCTTTTTGCGGGCACCTCGATTGGCTCTGTTAACGCCCTGTCTCTGGCCTCGGGGAGGGCGGCAGCCGAGCTTGTCTCCTTCTTCGAAAAGCATGGGGCCAAGGTTTTTGACGACTCTTGGTGCGACAACCTCCAGGACATGGGCAAAGTTATAGGCGCTGACTATGACCAGGGCTACCTCAAGCGCCTTCTCGAGCGGACCTTCGGCGAGCAGCAGCTTTCGGACCTGAGGCGGCGTGTGCTCGTTGCGAGCTTCGACCTCGACAACGAGGGTTCCCCGCGGACGTGGAAAATGAAGTTCTTCCACAACTACCCCGGGGCCGATTCAGACGGGACGGAACGGATGGTCGACGTAGCCTTGCGCTCGAGCGCGGCGCCGACCTACTTTCCAAGCTACCAGGGCTACGTCGACGGTGGAGTAGGGTGCAACAACCCGGCGATGGCGGCCGTGGCTCTGGCCATCAACCCGGACATCGGCCGCCAGGATCTCCGCTCGCTGCGCGTCTTCTCGCTTTCGAGCGGAAGCAGTCCACAGTGGATCTCCGGCAAGACTCTCGACTGGGGCTTTGCCCAGTGGGCTCAGCCGATGGCAAGCCTGATGATCGACGCCAACGTCGGGATCGCCGACTACCAGTGCCGACAGATTCTCGGGCGAAATGCCTATTTTCGCTTTGATGAGGTGCTTCCGCGCCACGTCGGAACAGATGAAACAGCCGCGCTGGGAGAACTCATGCAGTGGGCTCAAAGCGCGGATCTCACCGCAGCAGTGTCTTGGCTCGAGGAAAAATACCTAGGCTGACACGCGAACGGCTTTGCCTTGGCAGGGCATAAGCTCGAGGACCACTGGAGCGACCGAGCGGCCGAGCGCGTACAGAGGCCAAGGGAACCGAGCCGGCCCAGCACAAGAAGAGCCAGAGTGAAGGCGCCGAAGGTTGAGCGTTCCCGCGGTTATGAGCTGGGCTCTGAGCTTTTAAGGGCTACGCCTGAAGCTATGGACGATTAATTTCAATGATAATGGTTACATATTGCCTGCTCAAGCTTCTGGACAAAGACGCCGATAAGCCTTAGGATCTGAAAATGGATCTTTAAACAGATCCTGAAAGGCAAAGGACGTTATGAGACCAGAACCCCAACCGGCTCCCGCCAAAGAGCTTACGGTTCCGGCCGCCAAAGCGCGTAGCCAACAGCCACTTTTTGCCGGCACCGTTACGGTGAGCAAGATACGAAGCCCCGAAGGTAACGCCCTTCTCGGCGACGTGACAGACGACAAGGCCCTGCGCATCGTCCACCGCGGCCATCCCATCAAGGTCGTTGTGACCGAAGAACGCTACTTGGAGCTGCTGACCTTCTGGCAGCTCTTCGAGCACCAGGAGCCCCTGCCGACTACGACAGCAGCTGAGGAGCTCGCCGCGGCCGAACAGGAAGATGTCGAGCTCGACGCGCTGGAGGCCGAAGACCGTGACTGAGCGCGCCGCCTTGCCATGGCGGTGGGCCTCCGAAGGTGCGCGACGGCGATTTCGTGGCCGTGCTCGTGCGATGGCTGCCTTTCAGCCGTTTCCGTTAGAGACCAGGCGCCGCTATCGTGAGCACGTCCTCGCGGCAATCGAGGAACTTGCGCGTTATCCCGAGGCAGCGCCGCTGACTGCGGACAAAGCGTACCGCGTGAAGACGATCGCATCGACCGGCACAGCTCAGGGCGACGTAATTCTTTATTCGTACAGTTCGGCTGACGTCATGATTCATGGTGTTTTTCCGTATCTACCGCCGAAGTTCTTTGGGAGCTGACAGGCACGTGCGCATGGGCGGGTTTTTCGTGACTGTCCCTTGCGGGGCTGCTTCTGCGCCGTTCTCGGACCTCCAGCTAGGCCACAGGGGCGACGCCGACGCCCGGCGTCGCGGTTAGGCTATCCGAGATGTCATCGATATCTTTCTTGTAACGTTCGTCGGACAGTTGGTTGTAGGCACCGACGCCCGCGACGGCCCCGTTGACGTGGAGCAAGTAGCCCGGCGACGTAGTTCCGATGGTGGCGAAAAGCTCGATCGTCGCGGGTCGTATGGGCAGCCCGTGCGGCTTTGAGTTGAGCTCGGACGCTCGTCCACCGATTCGAACTCTTCTTCATGGACTACGGATACACGCGAGCTTGTAAGTCCCGGCTCCGACCACTTCGATATAATCGGCCGAGGGGTAGTAGAACGACCGCGCGGAGTCGTATGCATTGAAATAGAACCCGGAGTAGTTTTCCAACCCGGCGCCGGAGTTGTGGGCGATCTCATGCGATTGGGCTGTTACATAGCTCGCTCCGATCTCGCTCGCGCACAAGGCATCCTTCGTCGCTGCAGAGGCGTTGTAAGGAACCGTTCCTAGTGTAAACCGGAGCGGCGCATCCCTGTAAATGCAGGCGACGAAGTAGTTGTCGGAGTAGCCATCCCAGCGACCGATGACGCGTGCTACCCAATAGGCCCACGGGTCGGTGTCGCCGCGCACCGTGAGCAGAGCCTCAGTGAACGAATCGTTTTGATCGAGGCTGCCCGAGTTTGCAGCGAGATCCAGCGGGTTTGCTGCCATATACTTCGAGCCGAACTCGGTGGAGCATTGCGCGTCCTTCGTGGCATCCGTCGCTGCGTCCGAGACTTTGGTCCGGGTAACCCTGATCATGATGGGGGGCATCCCACTGAGAGACACCCAGGCAGACCCATCGCAACCGTGGAAAGCGCTTCCAGTCCAACGTATTGATCCTGCTTTTGTGCTATTGCAGGTGTCGGAGTCATTGCCGACTTGAATCCCCCCGTTGACCGCCACCTTAGAGGTGGGCGATGTCGTGCCGATGCCGACGTTGCCAGTTCCAAAAATCCGCATCACTTCTGTCCCCGACTCGCCATTCAGGAACGAGAAGATATCGGTCGACTGATTCACATTGAAGCGGAACTGACCTGCCTGAACTCCTATGCCGAATGAGCTTCCGGTACCGCCCTCCCAAATTGCCAGCTTGGAATTGCCCAGACTGTTGCCCAAAGACATTAAGTGAGTCGGCGTTGTCGTTCCAATACCGACGTTGCCGGCGCCTGTAATGACCATCTTGGTAGTCGCGGCTCGGTCGGCCGTACCAGCCGCCCCAGGAGCCGCGGTCTGAAACATGATGTCGGAAGTCCCCGAGCCAGTAGCGGCGCCTGATGCCAGGACCAGATCGCCGCCGTCCTTGTTGGTCGCGCCGGAGGTCGCCCCACCAGCGGCGAGCGACAGGTTGTTGCCAGCCGTGTCGGCTGTCGGATGGCGCTCGACGAGGATGCTGCGCGCGGTGCTGCCGCCGAAGCTCAAGCTGCCCGAGGGTGAGGTGGTGCCAATTCCGACGCCAGCGACATTGTTGATGTTGTAGCCGCCCCAGTCGGAGCTGCCGGTACTGACGAAGCTGGTCGCGCGCACCGTTCCGTTAACGTCCAAGGAGGCGCCTGGCGCGGTCGAGCCAATGCCGACGTTGCCTGCGTTTGGCTTAAGCACGATATGGGCGCCAGATATGTCATTTTGAATTGTAACGTTATTGTCGCTCGCGCCACCAAAGCCGAAATAGGCCTTGCGGCCTGCTGCCAGGCCATCAGGATAGAAACCAATGAAGTTGTGATCTGTTCCCTCGAGGTAGAGAGAACCTCCATTACCTTTGACATGCAATGCTGCGCTAGGGGCCGTAGTGCCGATACCGACGTTTGTCCCTTCGAAAGCGAGATTGCCATTGCTGACGAGACGGATGCGCGCGTCAAAGTCACCTGTGTTGTCGTTCAAGAAGTCGATGTAGGGTGTTCCCACACTCGTGACGAGCTCCAAGTGAGCATTGCCGCCGATGTCTGAACCCATGTGAACGCCATTGGGGAGCGCCTGAACGGCGCCTCCTGTACCGGAGATCTGAAGCGGATTGACCGGGGACGTTGTTCCGATCCCGATATTTCCACCGCTCGTAATCCTGAGGCGCTCGCTGCCGGCGGTCGAGACGTTGACGGTGTCGGCCGCAGACGACCAGACACCGGTATTGGAGTCGCCCGTGAAGCTGTAGCTCGGTGCCGAGACGCTACCCAAGGCCGATGAGATGGCGCCGGTGAAGGTCGGATTCGCGGCGCTTGCTTTGGCGTCGAGCTGCGTCTGAACGCTGCTCGTCACGCCGTCCAGGTACTGGAACTCGGTCGAGCTGACGCTGCCGTTGGCGACCTTCGAGGCGTCGATGGCCGCAGTCGCAGCGATGTCGGCATTGGCGATCGTGCCGTCGGTGATCTCGGTCGTGCTCACCGTGCTCAAGGTCGCGAGCGCGCCGAGGCCGTGTCCACTGATGGCAGTGAGAGCACCCGAGAGCTTGGAGGTGGCGATGGCGGCCGTGCCGGAGACATCGGCGTCGGCGATGGTGGCGTCGGCGATGTCGCTCGACGTGATGGTCGAGCTGCCGCTCGTCACGCGTCCCTTGGTGTCGACCGTGACCTTGGGATAGGTGCCGGCAGAGACGCCGGTGGCTGCGAGCGTGGGGCTCGGGAAGCTGCCGGTAAGATCGCCGCCTGCTGCGCCAGTTGGCGCGGCGCCCGAGACCCAGGACAAAGTGCCGGCGCCGTCGGTCTTCAAAAGGTCGCCGCTGGTGCCGTCGACTGCCGGCAGGACCCACACCTTGTTGGCGGCAATGGTGTCGGGTGCCTTGAAGCCGATGTAGTTGGAGTTGTCGTTGTCACGGAAGCGCAGCTCGGTGGTCGCAGCTCCCGTGCCGCTCACGACGAAGTTGCCGGAGCCAGAGACAGCGCCGGTCGTCGACACGCCCCCTGAGCCGTTGAAGGCGGCGGTGCCGCCGATGGTGCCGGAGGTGATGGCAGAGCCCGAGACTTTGCCGGCGGTTGCGATGGTCGCCAGCTTGTTGTCGGCGATGGCAGCCGAAGCCGAAATGTCCGCGTCGACGATCGTGTCGTTGGTGATCTCTGTCGAGCTGACGGCGCTCAAGGCCGCGAGGCTTCCGAGGCCGTGGCCGCTGACGGAAGTGAGCGCTCCGGAGAGCTTTGAGGTGGCGATGGCGGCCGAGGGAGAGATGTCGCCGTCGGCGATCTCGCCGTCTGTGATCTCGGCTGCCGTGACGCTGCTCAAGGTCGCCAGAGCGCCAAGGCCGTGACCCGCGATGGAGGTGACAGCACCTGAGAGCTTGGAGGTGGCGATGGCGGCCGAGGCGGAGATGTCGGCATCGACGATAGTCGAGTCGGTGATCTCCCCCGAGGTGACGCTGCTTGCAGTGGCAAGCGCGCCGAGGCCATGGCCTGCGATGGCCGTAAGAGCACCTGAGAGCTTGGAGGTGGCGATGGCGGCCGAGGCGGAGATGTCGCCGTCGGCGATAGAGCCGTTGGTGATTTCGGCGGAGCCGACGGCCGAGAGGGTGGCGAGCGCGCCAAGACCGAGGTTGGTTCTGGCGGCCGGCTTGTCGGCGAGGTCGGAGAGGTTTGCGCTTTTCAGCATGTCGCCAGCGCCCGAGGGGCTGTCCCAGGAGAGAACGCCCGCGCCGTCGGTCTTTAGAAACTGTCCAGCGGCGCCGTCCGCAGCCGGCAGCGTGAGGACCAGATTGCTGGCGACGGTGCTGGGCGCTTTGAAGGCGACATAGTTGGAGGCGTCGTCGTCTTGAAAACGCAGCTGGGTGGCAGCCGCGCTGGCCGGCGAGAGGGTTATGTTGCCGCTGGTGGTGACGCCGCCCGAGCCGGCAAACGCGGCGCTGCCGCCGATGGTCCCCGACGTGATGGCAGAGCCTGAGACCTTGCCGGCGGTCGTGATCGTCTGGAGCTTGCTGTCGGTGATGGTGGCGTCGAGGATGTTGGCGCCGCTCAGCGCCACCCAGGAGAGCCCGCCTGAGCCGTTGGTGGCAAGCACCTCACCGGCAGCGCCGTCGGCAGCCGGCAAGGTCCACACCTTGTTGGCGGCGAGTGCGTCGGGCGCCTTGAAGCCGACGTAGTTGCCGCCGGTTTTCTCCTCGAAGCGCAGCTCGCCGGTCTCGCCGGCCTGGGCGCCATAGGGCTTGATGACGACTGCGTCTTGGCTAGCGGTGGCGATGCTTCCTGCCGTCAGGCTCGAGCTGGCGGTGATGGCGGCTTGCTTGGCGTTAAACGTCGTCCAGTCGGAGGACGACAGGAAGCCGCTTGCCGAGGCCGAGGCCGGCGTCGAGTCGAGCTTCTGGGCGAGTGCTGCCTGAAGCCCCTGCACCTGCCCCATGGCGATCTCGCCGACTGTGAGCTTGGCGTCTGGGCCGTAGACGAGCGCGTCGTTGTCGACGGGGATTCTGAGGGCAAGCGGCACCGGCGTGAAGCGCTGCCTTGGGTAGAGCTTGCCGGCAGCCTCGATCTCGACAAAGACTTGCGCGGTGCCGTCGCCAAAGATGGCCGCTTGGTCGGTGGTCTCAAGAGGGACTGTTAGCTGAAAGACGCCGCCCTCGAGCGCAACGCCGTCAAAGATCTTGGTCGGCCCAAGCTGGTCACCGCCGGCAGCGGAGCCATAAAACCGCAGGGTGATGTCGAGAGGGCCGGCAAGCGGGGCTCCCTCAGCGTCGACCAGACGCCCGGCGTAGGCGAGGTCTGCGGCTTTGGCAGGCATGGGGATAAGGAAAGTGAGGAGGCTGATGCTCCATGCGGCGTATTTGAGTGCTGCTGTTTTCATCTCTTTGGCTTCCTCACGTCCCATTAGGCTGCCCTCATCTGGCCGTTTTCGGCCTCTAGGGCGGAGCTATCCCTTAGCCTCTAGGGGAGGGGGTGCCTTGCTGATGGCTGGCAAGTCGGAGATCGGCAGGCCGTGACGAAATATGAGCCATCTTGTTGGTGATATGAAAAATATTTTTCGTATTGGCTACTTATGGCACGTGGCGGCCGGGCAATTGGATGGTGTTCTGAGACTTTCTAGGTCTTGAGGGTGAGTAATTTGATGTACATAAAACATATATTAATCTACATCTGTTCTTGTGCCGATAGGGATGCTGTGCCGAGTGAATGAGGGGAGGGGCGAACAAGAAAATGGTGAAGGATTTCAGCGGCTACGACCTCGACGCCTCGCCGCAGATACGTGAAAAAATACTAAAAAAACACGGCGTTGAGTTTGTCGAGGTGGAGGAGGCCTTTTGCAACAGCACGCGCGAGGACTGGGTGCGCCCGCGTGATCCTCGCCATGATCCTCCGGCGACCTACCAGTTTACAGCTCCCACCATGTCAGATCGCTGGCTGGTGGCATGGGTGACGATTAGACGAGCGGAGCGAACGCTTTGGTTGAAGACGGCTATGCCGCTGAGCAAGTGGCTTGATTTGGGTGAGGCTGATTTTGACGACGATGAAAGGTGAGAGTTACAGGGCAAACGTTCCGGTTGTCTCTAGCTTGGGAATGGAAACGAAGGGAGAAGCCATGGCAAACGAGGCAAAGCCAAGCACAGAGAGAGAGCTTCCTGGGCCCGGAGGTAAGGAGTTGGAAGAAGCGCGCCAGCTTGAGCAGACGAAACCGTCCGACTGGGTTGCCGTCGAGGGCCAGGAGGCTGACGAGCTGTGGTCAGCGGTTGAGAGCGCCAAGGAGGCCATCCGTCGGCGGAGTGGCAGACCGCGCAGTCCGGAGCCTTTAGAGGCTGTCCATATGAAGTGGCCCGAGAGCCTTTTGACGACGGTGAAGGATGAGGCTGCCAAGCTCAGCATTGGTTACCAATCCTTTATTCGGATGGCGGTAAGTGAATACATTCGGCAGCGTCGGTCAGGAAAGGTCTGAACCCGAGCGGCTCAGGTAGCTGGACAGCTCGACGAGCTGAGTTTTCACGGTGCGACGCCCTTCTTTGCCCGAGCCCGGGAGCGAAGGCGGCCTGCGGCCTCGCTGGGCTCGACGTTGCTGCCTTGCCCTTCGAGCGCCTGCGACATACCGAGCAACCGGCGCTGCAGGGAGAGGATTTCGTTTTGCATGGAGGCGTAGAGGTCTTCTCGCATGAGGATGAGGGCTTCACCGGAGCGGCGGTTGATGCGGATGGGCTCCGTGGCGGCGAGGTCGAGATAGTCTTTCAGCTCGGCTTTGAGATTTCGGGCGTTGATGGTTTCCATGGGGAGGGCACCTCGGGAGTTTTTTGCTCGCAGGAAGGCGTCAATCGTCTTGGCCCTTTGCCGCCAAGCCGCAGTCGTGCTGGTGGGCAGTTTGGCGAAGCTTTCGCAGCATCTCTCGTCACCATGTCTGGACCCTGAGGCCTGGCACGCGAGTGAATTCTTTGGTGTTGCGGGTTATGACTGCCACATCGTGCGCCAGGGCGATCGAGGCGATGAGCAGATCGTTGGTTCCTATCGGCGTTCCAGTGCGCGCAAGCAGCGCACGGTTGGTGCCGTAAAACTCGGCTGCTTTGTCGTCGAAGGGGAGGCTTTCGAAGCTGGCAAAAAATCGTTCGAGTTTGTCGAGGTTGTCAGCGACACGCTGGCTGCGCCGCGCGCCATAGAGGAGTTCCGCCTTGACGACACTGCACAGCAGCAGCTCCTGCGGCTTTGCCTGTGCGAATTTCTGGACGACCTCCTGCTCGCCTTTGTGCAGGTAGGCGATGCAGGTGTTGGTGTCGAGGATACGCCTCACGAGTCTCCCCAATCGCGCTCTTGCGGGGGCAGGTCTTCGATTTCTGGAAAGTCGCCTTCCCAGCTGCCGGCCAAGTCGAAGAAGCCCAGCGGCCACTGGTCGCTGCCGACTTCCTTGCGCACGAGCTCGGCGATGAAGGCCGAGATGCTCTGGCCGCGGCGCGAGGCTTCCTTGCGGACTTTGCCCTCGAGTTCGTCGGGTACGTAGATGTTCAGTTGGGCCATCGGGTTTCTCTCTTCACTCCAGGAAGACGAGTATATATATCATACTCTATATACTTGTCGGCACGAGAGTGAATCCGCTTGAGGTGATTCTGGCGTGATGGCAGACAGATCCGTCTGATTTCTTTTCAAAAAACAAATAGTTAACCAGACCCTAAAGACTTGTCTCTCCCGTCTCCTCTGACGAGGAGAAGCTAAAGTTTATCGCCGAGGGCTGGGGCGTTTCCGTTGGCGACCTGAAAAAGCAGCGCCCTCAGCAGGCAAGAGATGAGACGCGCTCTAAAGTCGTGCTCGACGATCTCTACGCTTGGTCGAGATCCTTTGCGTCCGACCTGGAGCAGCAGTTTGGCTCTATCCCGACCGACGACTCGGAGCTTGCCGCATATATCGACAGAGTGAAGAAAGCCCGCCCGTGACGACGGGGCGCCCGTCGCTGGTTAGATTGCGACAAAGACTAACGATTTGACGACCGCTGCGCTGCTGTCGATGACCTTCGGTTTTCCGCGTTTTCTTGCCGTCTGCTGCCTGGCTGCTGCCTACGCGCTCGGGCGGCTGGACCGCTTGAGCCGCTTGATTTGAGCAGCGGCGCGAGTTGGCTCAATGCTAGCACCTCGATCCCAAGCACCTGGCCGTTCTTGTCAAGGTCGAACAAGATGCCTGGGCGCAGCTCGACCGTGGATGCGACCTTGCCGGCGCGGAGCTTGATGTATGCGACGTCTAGCTTGGCGTCTTTTGTCACCTTCACGGGCTCAGTTCTTCCTTCCACCAGCAAGCAATGGGGCACCGCGCTCTGTGTCGGCAGACCGTGTACTCGTTGCCGACGTTGATTTGGCGCGTCTGTCCCTCAAGTCTCATATTATGTCGCATCCTTCGGATGGATCGATCACGCGCAGCTTTGCAAAGTTAGTCCGATAGAAGTCCACGTCGCGCGTCAGCAGCGCCCCTCCGTTAGCAAGCGCATGGGCGCCAATGAGAAAGTCGGCGGCCATGCGTGTCCGCTTGCCGCCGCGCTGCCGGTAAGCCCTCCACGCGGCTCCGGCGTGGGCCAGGACGTCTCGCGTGGAGGGGGCCAGCTCGAGGCCAGCGTCACGGTAGAAGGCGTCAATCGTCTTGGCCTCGCCGCCAAGCTGGGCGGCGATTTCGGCGTAGACGATCTCTGAGGTGACGAGTGATCCGGCTTTGCGCGCGGCCAGCAGAGCCTTGCGAGAAACTTCCTCGTGCTCGGCACCGCGCACGAGGACGTCGAGTAGGACGTTGGTATCAACGGCGATCACTGGGGCGGCCTCCCCGCATGTCGTCGATGATCTCGTCGACGGTTTGACCGGGCTCGAGGGGCTCGACCTTTCCAACCCACCCGGCGAGGTAGTCGTCCTCGGCGGACTCGACCTCCTTCACGAGGACATACTTGTCGCCGATCTTCTTAAAGCCGATTTTCGTGCCTGGGGTGAGGCCGAGCTCGTCGCGGACTTCTTTGGGGATGGTGACTTGGCCTTTGGACGTGATGCGGGACGTCATGACGTCGCCTCCGTTTGTATTACCATATAAGTAATACCGCCAAGGTAAGGCGTCAAGCCTGTTTTGGTTAGCGACCTGCTCATCCCAGCGGCTTTTCAGCGAATTTTTTTATTCTCTAGGGAGGGGGCGCGGCGCCGCCGGCACCGCAAAAGGGGGGTGGGAAAGGACCCGTTTGCGCGCTTTGTGTGCACATAGTCGGAATCCTGCCGGCATTTGGGGGAATCGCTAAGCCAGCCATCTTTTCTCTGCTATCTTAGCTGGATAGGTCCATTTCCCGTCAGAAAGCTGTGTTGTGCGGAAGCTGTCCTTGTGGCTCAAGGGTTTCGCGTCTCATCTTTGGTGCCGTTCGCCCGCCTCGGAGTAACAGGGCATTACCTCCTACTTCTCACGACGAAGAAAGGGGGAGGGATCGGCCGCTATTTATTCGCAAAAGGGTGCTGGGGAAGGAGCAGAGTCGGGTGCTGACGATCTACTACGTGTCGCTTGGTGGCTCACTGGAGGAGATGAAGCGGATCTACCGGACGCAGGAGGAGAGGCGGCATCCGGGCAAGATGCTGCCGCACCTGGACGAGCGCATGAACAAGGTGCGGGTGGTACTCGAAAAGAATACCTCCTTTCGCTCGCTCATGCTGACGGCCGAAGACCGCAGTGTGGTGGTGATCGATGGCCTGAACCACCCCAGGCTCGACATCGACCTCTTCGTCGAACTCTACGAGAAGCGCAGGAAAGACGGCCTCTACGTGCGGCTGCTTGATGAAAACCTGCTGCTTGATCCCAAAGAGCAGATGACCAGCTCGTTTCTCACTGGGGTCATGAACACTCATCAGAAAAAGCTCCGCCCCCGACGGCTGCCGAGCATCGCCGAGGCCCACGGCAAAAGCTTTATCTCCGACATGCAGCGCGAGAGGCGAGAGGGCGCAACGCTGGAGGCCTTGGCAAAGAAGTACGGCGTGTCGGTGAGCGCCGCCCACCGCTACACGCGCGGCCACCAGCGACCGCTTGCGCGTAAGGTGGAGAGCGACAAGTCCGAGCCGGCCCCAAGCCTTGCCAGGCTTGGAAACCTCGCAGAGACGCCCGAAGAGAGGCTCGAGCAGCTTCTCGAGATCTTTCTTTCCGGCCAAAGAAAGCCCGCCACCGCCAAGCTCTACCGCAAGCACCTTGGCACCTACCGAAGCTTTGCTGCCAGCGTGCTCAAAAGCCCCGCCGACCGTCTCGACAAGTTCACGCTGGAAAGCGTCGTGGCCTTCAAGCAGTACCGAACCGAGCTTGGCAAGCAGCCGGCCACCATCGCCAGCGAGCTGTCGGCCGTCAAAGCCTTCATGCAGTTTTGCGCTGGCGAAGAGGAGATCCCCAAAAACCCGCTTCAAAGGCTCAAGGTTCCAAAGATCGAGAGGAAGGTCCAGACCGAGGCGCTCACCCGAGACGAAACCGCCAAGGTCATCGCCACGGCCCAGGAGATCTTAAAGTCGACGCCGCCTTTGAACATCCCCCAGCGTTGGAAGGCCCACCGCGATCTTTTGGCCGTCTACCTCTTGGCTGGAGTCGGCATGCGCCACAGCGGGCTTCTTTCGCTCAGAAAGTGCGACCTCCTCGAGACACGCCGCGGCAAAAGCCTCGCCATTGAAAGCAAGGCCAACGCCGATCGCTACACAGTCGGCGTCTCAAAGCCAGTCGCCGACATGGTCGAGGCCTATATCGAGCGCTACTTTCACGACGCCCCTCCCGAGGCCTACCTTTTCTCGGCCTCTCTCGAGGTCAAGGACAAGCCGCTTGGCATTTCGACTAGTTGTCGCCGCATCAGTGTCCTTTTCGACAAGGCCGGCATCACCCCGATCACTGCCGGGAGAAGCCAAAGAAGAGCCCACAGTCTCAGAGTCTCGTGGGCCAAGTTTGCCTACGAAGACGGCACCGATATCCGTAGTATCCAGCTCAAAATGAATCACAGCGCCGTCGACCAGACCTACGCCTATCTCAAAATCGACGACGCCGAGGTCGACACCAGGTGGCTGCCGACTGTCCGGTTGCAAACCTCCACCGGAGTGAGGCTTTGAGGGAAGAACACAAAGGAGGAGCCCTCGAGGCCGAGCAGGTGCGGCTCACCAAGGTGAGAGCCGACAAGCTCGAGCTCGAGCTGCTCGAGAAAGAGCGCCAGCTCGTGCCAGTCGACGAGGTGAAAAAGCTCTGGAAGGCGGCCGTCATGGCGGCCAAGGCGAGGCTTCTTGCGATCCCAGCGTCGAAAGCGCCCACCCTGGCTCTGCTTGGTGAGCCAGCCGAGGTCGAAGAGGTGCTCACTCGGGCCATCGACGATGCCCTGGGCGAGCTTTCCAGGGGAGAGGTCATTTGAGGGCAGAAGGGGAGCTGCTTTCTGTCTTTCGCGAGGCCTTTGCCCCGCCGCCGCGGCTCTCAATTTCCGATTGGGCCGAGCGCTACCGTGTCCTTTCAGGCGAGGCCTCGGCCTCGCCAGGCCGCTGGCGCACCGACGCTGTGCCTTATCTTCGCGGCATCATGGAGGCCGTCAAGGCACCAGAGGTCAAAGAGGTCATCGTCAAGGCCGCAGCCCAGGTCGGAAAGACCGAGTTTCTCCTCAACTGCATCGGCTACTACACCCACCAGGAGCCAAGCCCCCAGCTGGTGCTGCTGCCCACGCTGGAGCTGGCCGAGATCTGGAGCAAAGACCGGCTTGCCACCATGATTCGCGACGCAAAAGTCCTTGCCAAGATCGTCGAAGACCCCAAGGCCAAGGACTCCTCCAACACCATGCTGCACAAGCGCTTTGCCGGCGGTCACATCTCGCTTGCCGGCGCCAACTCGCCCGCCTCGCTCTCGTCACGGCCGATCAGGATCGTCTATGCCGACGAGGTCGACCGGATGCCCGACTCGGCCGGCTCTGAGGGAAACCCGCTGGATCTGGCGCGAAAGCGCTCGTCGACCTTCTACAACCGAAAATTTATCGCCGCCAGCTCGCCCTCGCGGGACCGTCGGACCTCCAAGATCAACCGCCTCTACGAGGCCTCAAGGCGGCACGTCTTCGAGCTGCCCTGTCCCCACTGCCGGGCCTTTATCGTCCTTGAATGGGAGGGGGTGGTCTGGGAGGAGGCCAGGACTGAGACAGCCTTCTACCGCTGCCAGGAGTGTGCGGGGGCGATCTACGACGGCCACAAATTGACAGCCCTCAAGGCCGGTCGCTGGCGCTGTCTTGATCCCGACAGACGGGGGGCAAGTGTCGGCTTTCATGTCTCGGCCCTCTACTCGCCGTGGGTCTCTTTTGGCGAGACGGCTGACGAGTACATGGCAGCCCAGCGCGACACCGAGAAGATGAAGGTCTTCTACAACACCTTTCTCGGCGAGCCCTACGAGGACGAGGTCGACACGGTGGCCGGCAGTCTGCTTTCTGCCAGAGCCGAAGACTACGCGGCCGAGGTGCCGGCAGGGGTCAGGGTGCTTTGTCTTGGAGTCGATGTCCAAGACGACCGGCTCGAGGCCCACGTCATCGGCTACGGCGAGGACTGGGAGGCCTGGGTCATCGGCTACTATGTCTTTTGGGGGGACGTCGCCACCGACGCCCCCTGGGCTCAGCTCGACGAGCTTAGGGCAAAAGAGTTTCGCCACGAGTGGGGCTTTCCCGTCCGGGTGGTGGCAACCGCCGTCGACGCGGGCGACAACACCAAGATCGTCTACGACTACGTGCGCGGCAAGACCGGCCAGAGGGTGTTTGCCGTAAAAGGCATGCGCGGCACGGGAAGGCCTGTCGTCGGTGCGCCGACCAGACGCAAAAGCCCCTCTGACGGGCGCGAGGTGGTGCTTTATCCGCTTGGAGTCGACGAGGGGAAGACTCTCCTCTACCAGAGGCTCAAGCTTTCAGACCCAGGCCCCGGCTACATACATTTCCCCATGGCGCTTTCTGGTGATTACTATAAACAGCTAACCTCAGAACGCGTGAAGATTACTTACCAAAATGGCCACCCCGTCAAGGTGTGGGAGCTGCCGCGGCACCGTCGCAACGAAGCTCTCGACACGGCCGTCTACGCGCACGCGGCCGCCGTCATCCTCAACCCGCTTTTTCGCGAGATCACCCAGAGGATGGAGCGCCTGAGAGACGCCCACGGCAAGGCGAGCGAGAAAAAAAAGGTCCTCCTCAAGAAGCGGCCAAGTGGCGTCGGCTTTGTGAACGCCTGGAGAAACTAGTGGAAGAGGTCAAAGAGGCACTCGAGCGCGCTCGTGAGATCTCGGCTGCCATCGACTCTACGATTGCCGGCCGCGTCGGCAGCGACGTCGCCTCTTTTGAGATCGAGACCAACCTCGGAAAGCGCCGGCTCGACAAAATCCCGCTGCCTGAGCTTCTCAAAGCAAAAGACTACTACCAAAAAGAGATAGCTCGGCTCGAAGCACGCATGAGACGCGGTGACCTGCCCTCTCCCCGCCAAGTCCTCGTGAGGTTTTAAAAACGCGTGGGCTGGTTTTCCAGAGTCTTTCTCGGGCGCAAAGAGAAGGTCCAAAAGAGAGTTTTTGACGCCGCCAAGACCTCCCGGCTGCAGGCGGCAGGCTGGGGGGCTGACACCCCCTACGACAAAGACATCCTTGCCTCTCTTTCGAGGCTAAGGGGCCGCTCGCGCGATCTGGCGCAAAACAACGACTACGTGAAGCGCTTTCTCGCGCTCCTCAACACGCACGTCGTCGGCCCCAAGGGCATTCAGCTCAGGTGCGCCTTCAAGGTTCAGGGCGAAATCGACACGGCCCTCAACGACGAGATCGAGGAGCAGTTTCGCCGCTGGGGCAAGAAGGGCAGCTGCGACGTTACCGGCAGGCTTTCCTGGCGGGATGTTCAGCGCCTTGTGCTCCAGGGGGTGGCGCGCGACGGCGAGGCTTTCCTTCGCTTTGTCTACGGCGAGCGCTACCCCTACGGTCTGGCGCTGCAGGTGATCGACCCGGCCCTGCTTGACGAAAAGCTCTCAGACAGCAAGGGCGAGAGGCTCATCTCGATGGGAGTCGAGCTCGACGAGTGGGGAAAGCCGACTGCCTACTACTTCAAGTCAGGTCGCGACACGGGCGAGGTGGTGGCAGGCCGGCACTACCGGCGCATCCCGGCCGGCGAGATCCTGCACGTCTTCATGCAGGACATGCCGCAACAAACCCGCGGCGTGCCCTGGATCCACACGGCCATGAGTCGCCTCAAGATGCTTGGCGGCTACGAGGAGGCCGAGCTGGTCGCAGCCCGGGTCGCAAGCACCAAGATGGGCTTTTTCAAGCAGACCGGCGGCGCTGGCTATGTCGGCGACGACCTCAAGCCCGACGAAGAGGGAAACGTCATCCAAAAGGCCGAGCCGGGAGCCTTCGAGCTTCTGCCGGAAGGGGTCGAGTTTGAGCCCTGGAACCCCGAGCACCCGGCCGGAAACTTCGGCCCCTTCGTGAAGGCCTGTTTGCGCGGCATCTCGGCGGGGCTTGGCATCTCCTACAACTCGCTGGCCAACGACGTCGAAAGCGTCAGCTACTCGTCGCTCCGCTCGAGTCTTCTCGAAGAGCGTGACCACTACGTGTGCCTGCAAAACTGGCTGGTTGAGAACCTGTGTGAGGCCGTCTACGCGAAGTGGTTGACGGGAGCGGTGCTTTCCAAGAAATTCACGAAAATCACAACGGTCAACATGGACCGCTTTGACTCGCCGCAGTGGGTCGCCAGGCGCTGGGCCTGGGTTGACCCGCTCAAAGACACCAAGGCCAACATCCTGGCGCTCGAGGCCGGGCTCAAGTCTCGAACAGAGATCATCTCCGAGCAGGGGAGGTCGCTGGACGACGTCTTTTCAGAAATCGTAGCCGAGAAGGCCAAGGCCGAAAAATTCGGTCTGAGCTTTGGAGAGGACAGTGAAGAAGATACCGGAGACGAGGGTGAGGCAGAGGCTACTCAGTCAGACGAGCAGTATCTCTCATAGGCTCTCTGACCTTGCCTCGGGCGAGATCAACGAGGAAGCCCGCACGGTCGTTTTGACGTTTTCCTCGGAAGCCCCCGTCGACCGCTGGTTTGGAAGGGAGATTCTCGATCACGGGGCGCGGGCCGTGCGTCTTTCAAGGATCAACCGCGGCGGCGCCTTTCTCTTAAACCACGATAGAAACCAACAGATCGGGGTCGTGCTGGAGGCCACCGTCGAGGGCCGGCGTGGCAAGGCGCTCGTCAAATTTTCCAGAAACCAGCTCGGCGAGGAAGCCTTCCAGGACGTCAAAGACGGCATCAAAAGTAACGTGTCGGTCTCCTACCGCTACCACGAGCTAAAGCTCGAGGAGCAAAAAAGCGAGGGGGCTGACACCTACCGCGTCACCGACTGGGAGCCGCTCGAGATCTCGCTCGAGGCCGTGCCGGCCGACCCTTCCGTCGGAGTCGGCCGCGGCAGTCACTTTGAAGACATCAACCAGCTGGGCGGCCCCCAAGAGGAGAGCGCCGCAGAGCCAAAGAGGGAGGAAGTTTCTGTGGTGGTGGCAGCAGGCGCCGAAGACGAACGCAAGAGGGCGCTCGAGATCATTTCGCTTGGAGACAGGTTTCAAAAGCCCGACCTGGCGCGCGCGGCCCTGATGGAAGGCCTCTCGGTCGACGAGTTCTCGCGAAAGCTCCTCTTGGCAATGGAGTCACGCCCCGAGCTGCCAGCGGCAGCGCCCAGCTCAGCGCGCGAGAACATCGGTCTCAGCCGCGACGAGACCAAGCGGTTTTCATTTCTGAAAGCCATGCGCGCAGCTCTCAACAACGACTGGCGGGGGGCTGAGTTTGAGCGCGAGGTGAGTGAGGCCGCAGCAGCGAAGTTCAAGCGTGAGACCAGCGGCTTTCTCGTACCGTCGGACGTGATTTTTGCCTCGCGCTTTGAGACGACAACGGCGCCGGGGTCGGCCGGCTCGCTGGTTGCCACCAATATCCCGCCCGGCAGCTTTATCGAGGCGCTCCGGGCACGGCTTGTGATCCGCCAGCTCGGAGCCAAGATACTTTCGGGCCTTGAAGGTAACGTGACGCTTCCGAGGATGGCTGGCGGCGCCAAGGCCTTTTGGGTGGCAGAGACCAAGGACGTCGAAGAGCAGCCCTTTAAGACCGACCAGGTGCCGCTTTCGCCCAAGTCTGTTGGTGCCTTCACCGATATTTCCCGGCGGCTCATCCTCCAAAGCTCGATTGACGTCGAAGAGGTCGTCAGAGAAGACCTCGCCACGGCCGTGGCAAGCGCCATCGACCTGGCAGCCATCGCCGGCAGCGGCAAGGACAACCAGCCCCGGGGCATTCTCTCGACCGAGGGGGTGGCCAATGTGCCGCTCACCGATTTTGACTTTAACGCCGTCGTCATGCTCGAGACGGCGATTGCCAAGGCCAACGCAAATTTCGGCTCGCTTGCCTATCTTACAAACCCCAGGGTCTCGGGCATGCTGAAAACGACTCTCGTCAACGAGAACAGCAGCACCTTTATCTGGGGAAGCGGGTCTAATGGGCGTGGCATCGTCAACGGCTACCCGGCCGAGGTCTCAACCATCGTCCCCGACAACTTGAATACCGACAAGAGCGCCATGATCTTTGGCAACTGGGCCGACCTGGTGATTGGCGAGTGGGGGGTGCTCGACGTGCAGGTGAACCCCTATCTGAAGGGCACCTCGGGGACAGTGCGCATCCGAGTCATTCAAGACGTCGACATCGCCATCCGCCACCCCGAGTCCTTTGCCTTCTACGACACTATCAAGCCGCCCCAGGGGCCAGTGCCAAGCCCTGACCGCGCGCGGCCGCGGCGAGGCGAGAGTTGACACCAAAAGATGCCTTTGGCGAGGGGGACATTACCTTTTTTTTTAGAGGAACTGACCTCGTCCACCGGGGGGTGTTTCAAACCGGGAAGCTTTCCGGCAGAGAAGTGGCCGGCGTCTTTGACGTGAAGTTCTTCGACGAGGCGGTGGGCTCGATGCGCGTTTCGGCCGAGAACAGCCAGTTTCTCGGTCTGACGAGTGATCTTTCGGGGGCCGCGGCCGGAGACGTCTTTACCGTTGAGGGAAGGCGCTACCGGGTGGCCGCCTGCCACGACGACCTCACCGGGATGAGTCAGCTTGATCTGGCCGAAGAGCTCGACAGCGAGATCGGAGAGGACTTCGCTTGAGTCTTGAAAGGGAAATCGAAGGTCTCGCCCAGGCAGTCGAGATGTCTGAGAAGACGCTCGAGGCGGCCATCGCGCGGGCTCTCTCGCGCACCATCAGGACTTTTGCGCGAAAACTGGCCAAAGAGACGGCAGATGAGGCGAGAGTGCCGCTAAGGCCTGTGCGCCAGAGGATCAAGACGAGAGGGCGCGGGCTGATAGCCACCCTCTCGATGGTCACTCACGACCTGCCCTTGATCCTGGCAGGAGCCAGGCAAGGCCGGGCGGGGGTTTCGACTCGCCAGGGAAGGTTTGTCGAAGGGGCCTTTGTCGCTCGCAGTCGGCTCGGGCGGCTGGAAAGGAAGGTCTACCGGAGAGTGTCGAGGGCGCGCCATCCGCTCGGGGCCGAGAAGGCAGAGCTGCACAGGGCTGCCGCAGCCGCGGCGCTCCAGGTGGACGTGCGGGAGGCCTTCCTCAGAAACCTCCTGCACGAGGTCAGATACCGCGGAGGCCTACTCGGATAGAACGATGTTTGGCGAGATCTACCAGAAGATCGGTGATGAGCTTAGGCGGGTTTTTCCGAAGATCCCCGTCTACGACGCCTATCCCGAGACCAAAAAGATCGACAGGGTGCCGGCCATCTTCTTTGAGCTGACCGACTTTGAGCCTGAAGGCGACCCGATGACAGGCGAGATGGACTTTGAGACGCGCTGGGAGGCCCTGGCCGTGTTGCCTCCCGCTCGCGGCCGCCAGCAGGTGACAGCCCGCGACGTCGCAGCAAGGATCGCCCTTGCTATTCATAACCAGACGTTTGTCGACTACGCGCGGCAGGCTCGGGTCTTGCGCTGCGTCGACGCTCGGTTTGATCTTGCCGTTGCAGGCTACGAGGTGTGGTCTTGCGAGTGGGCGCAGCTGGTGCGCCTTGGCGTCAACGACTGGGAGAGCTTGGCCATGTACCCAGAGGCTGCAAAGGTGCCGCCGTGACCAAAAGAAAGCACGTCGTGCTCGACTTCACTGAGGAGGCGACCAGGCTCGGCTACCTGCCGTTTACGGCCTTTGACCCCTTCTCCAAGATGGCCTTTGACGGCTATGTCGGCGAGTGGGCCTGGCCGATCCTTGAAAAAAAGCTCAAAGAGCCCGCCAAGGCCTCCCCCCTTTGGACCGTCCAGTTTTGCTCGGCCATCCTAAGGCTCGGTCTTGACGTCTGCGCCGCCCAAGACGACCTCTACGAGTTTGTCACCAAAAGTTCGGCCTTCAAGGAGGCGGCAAAAGCTCGAAGGAGCTGGCAGTTTTGGACCTGGAGGCATTTTGACAAGCTAAGGGCCAAGCTTTTGGACCTGCCACCTGAGATTCGCGAGAGGGCGCTCAAGAAATGCTCCGACTTCGAGCACGGCTTTCGCGGAAAGCACAAGATTCCAAAGCCCAAGAAGGCTCCGCCACCGCCCAAGGAAAAGAAGCCTGCGCCCAAGCCGGCAGCAAAACCGGCGCCAAAGCCTGCGGCCAAGCCTGCGCCTCCGCCGCCAAAGCCACGTCAGGGGGCTAGCAAAGCACCGGTCGTCGTCGTGCGAAGAAGCATAGCGCCTGCTCCCGTCATCGTGCGCAAGGCAAAACTCACGGAGGACAAGCGGTGACGGCCTTTGAGGCAGCCGAGATGCGGCGCCAACTTGCAAGCCTTGTGAGCTTTGGCGTTGTCACGGCCACCCTGGACTTTGGCGCCAGGGCACGGGTCAGGATCGAGGGCGGCATGGAGACCCCGCCGCTTTCGACCCTGAAACGGAGAGCCAAGGGGGACAACGAGAACTGGCCGCTCGAGGTCGGCGAGCAGGTCCTTTGTCTCTTTCCCTCTGGCTCGCTTGCGCAAGGGGTCATCCTCGGGGCTGTCATGACAAAGGACTGTCTGCCTAAAGAAGGCGGCCACCGCCTGAGCTACGGCGACGGCGCGAGCGTGTCCTACGACAAGGAGGCCAAGGCCATGCGGGTCGTTCTGCCCGAGGGGGCTCGTCTTGAGGTAGTCGGTGGGGCAAGCATCGTCGTCAACGCCAAGACGGTCGTCGTCGAGGCCGAAAGCATAGCGCTTGGCGGCGCCGACGCAAGTGCCGGCGTGGTCACGACAGAAGCCGTCTGCGCCTTCACCGGCTCTCCGCACCCGCAGGGCTCTACCCGTTGCAAGGTGAAGCATGCTTAACGAGGCCGAAGCAAGGGAGAGGATACTCGCCAAGATGAAAGAGCTTGGCTTCAAGCTTGACGCCGAGGGGGCCAGGGGCGCCGTGTTGGCCGATCTTCTGGCCGAGCTTGTCGCCTACATCGTCGAGAAAAACGAGGTCCAGGTCGACCCGGCAAGTGGGAAAGGAAAGTTTGGATGATGTCGCGCCGCACGGGAAAAAAGCTCTCCCCCGAGGAGCACGTCCGCCAAAGCCTAGAAGACATCCTGACGACTCCTAAGGGCTCGCGCGTCATGCTGCGTGACTACGGATCGAGGCTTTTTGAGCTGCTGGGAAGAGGCATCGACAAGATGTCGATCTTTACCGCTGTCCACGAGGCCATAGCCCGCTGGGAGCCTCGGGTGAGGCTTAACGCCGTGAAAGTGCTCGATGGGCCAGAGGACGAGAAAAAAGTCCAAGACGGGAGCGTGTCGATTCTCCTCGACGGCGTCATCAAGGTGACAGACACGCCGTTTTCGCTCGCCGTGAGGCTTGAGCGGTGAAGGGCGGGGTGATTGATCTTCGTCGTCTGCCGGCGCCCGAGGTGGTGGAGACCTTGAGCTATGAGGCGATCAAGCGCCAGCTACTCGAGGACTTTCGCGCTCGCTACGGCGAAGCCGTCGACCTTTTCGAATCCGACCCCGCCGTCAAGGTGCTCGAGGTGTGTGCTTACCGCGAGCTGCTTCTGCGCGCCCGTGTGAACGAGGCTGCGCGTGCCACCATGCCGGCCTTTGCCCGGGGGGCAAACCTCGATCACGTCGCAGCGCGGCGCGGCTTGACGAGGGCCGCTGGCGAGACAGACGAGAGTCTTCTCGGGCGGTTTTTGGACGAGGACGATCTCTTGTCGGCTGCCGGGTCAAAAGTCGGCTACATCGCTCAGGCCAAGGCCGTTCGGCTTTCCGGGGGTGGGTATGTCGTCGACGCCAACTGCGCCGAGGTTTCTCCGGCGCGGATCAAGCTTTGGGTTCTTTTTGACCCCAAGACAGAAGAGCCGGTGCGGGCCGCCGACCTGGCGCTGCTTCGCGACAAGATGACCTACGTGCGCGCGCTGACCGATCAGCTGACTGTCGAGGAGGCAAGCCTGAGGCGCTTTCGTCTGCATGCGCGTCTTAAGGTGCCCTACGGCGCCGACTGGCGGATGGTGCAGGGGCAGGCCGAGGCCTCGCTCAGAGAGCTTTTTAGGAGCCGCTTTCGGGTGGGGGCAAGCCTCGAGCCGTCTGTCCTCTACGCCGCGCTCCATGCCCAAAACGACGTCACCTCGGCCGAGCTGCTCGAGCCCTCGGGCGGCGTCTTGTGCGAGGCCTTTGAGGCGCCGCTTCTTGAGGACGGCGAGGACGCCCTCAAGCTGGAGATGTCCTCGTGACAAGCCTTCTGCCGAAAAATTCGACGCCGCTTGAGAGGACGCTCGAGGAGGTCGCAGGAGAGAGGCTCGAGGGCCTCTCCTTTGACTTTGCCTCGCTTTTTGACCCCGACACCTGCCCGCCGGCCTTTCTGCCGTATCTGGCTTGGGAGAGGGGGGTTGAGCTGTGGGACGAGGACTTTGTCGGGGTGGAGAGCGAAGACGACCTGACGAGGCGGCGCCGTGAGATCATCTCTCGCTTTGAGAAGATCAAAAGGCTGCGCGGCACCCTGGCTGCCATCGACTTGGCCATGGAGACCCTTGGCGTCAGGGCTAGAATCCGCGAGTGGTGGGACCACCCCGAGCCGAGGGAGCCCTACACCTTCAAGGTCATCCTTTTCAACAAGGACAACCGCCCCCTTGGCGAGGCCGAAAGACGCCGCATCCTGCGCGTCATCGAGTCGCTAAAGCCGCTTAGAGCCCGCTTTGACCTCGACGTCATGTTTGAGGCCGAGGCCACAGTCGGGGCGGCGATGTTTGCGCGCCTGACTCGCATCAAGCGCTTTGCCGCAGTCGTGGGGCGTTGATGGAGCGCCCGAGGATTACAAGACGCGGGCTCGAGGCCCTGGCCGAGGCCGAGGCCAGGGGCAAGAGGCTTCGCTTTGTCGGCATTGAGCTGGGAAAGGCCTCCTACGATCCAGATGGCTCCGAAGCAGCGCTCAAGGAAAGAGTCGAGGCTTCGAGCCTTGCCGACTCAAACCGGGTCTCTGGAAACCGCGTTCACCTCACGGCCGAGTTTCGCTCTGGGAGAGAAGCCTACGACGTCGGCGAGATGGGCATTGTGGCAAGCCTCGAAGGGGTGGACGGACCGATCCTCTTTGCCGTGCTCTCTAGGGCAGGCGAGATCCTCGCCAAGCGGATAGCGTCGGAGGATCTGCTTTTTGGCATCGACCTCATTCTCGAAGAGATCCCGGACTCTCTCATTGCAGTCGAAGGCGTCGGAGAGCGCCTCAACCTCTCCTTGGCAAGGGAGCTTGCTGCGGTGGCGCTCTCTCTCACGCAAGGCCAGCGCCACACGCTCGAGCTGATGCGAGAGCTGGCCGCCACCCGAGGGGAGTTTTTAACCTTCAAGGAGGTCGCCAAGGCCTCGCTGGCGGCTCTGCGGGCCGAGTTTCAGGCCCAAAAGGCCGAGACTGAGAGGCTTCTGCAGGGGGTCAAAGCGGAGCTTGAGGCCCAAGTGGCCGAGGCTCGAGGTGAGCTTGCCCGCTACAAGGAGCGGCTTGGAGCCCTTCTTGGCTGGCCTGCTGGGACGGGGGCTCAAGCTCTTCTGCAGGAGCTCGAGCTCGAGGTGTCGACTCCCGTCCCCGATATGGGGGGGCCTCTCGTGTACGAATTTACCAAGAAGACGTCTGGCAGCCTCAAGGTCGGGCTCAGAGACTTCTGGCTTTTGCGCACGGGCGCCTCTTTCCCGCGCGAGCTGACGCTCGAGATCTATCTCAACGACTTTCAGCGGCGCTTTCGCCTCGAAACAGCCGACTACAGCGAGAAGTATCTTTATCTCGGCAGCGGGCTTGTCGAGTTTGAGTTCTCCGAGGCAGAGCTTACCTCTCCAGGCCTAAAGGAGGGTCTTTGGGGTCTAAAAATAGTCGAGGCTACTCAGGCGCTTTTTTCTCGCTCGGCGCGAAAGCCTGCCGTTTTCTTTATGGAGTAGGGACGTGACTCTCGAAGAGCAGATAGCGCTTCTGGTCGACGAGACGAGAAGGCTGCAAGAGCTGATGGCAGGCGAGGTTAGAGCCCTGCAGGCGAAAGTCACCGAGCAGGAAGCCAGGATCACGGCACTCGAACAGGGGAGGTCGCCAGGTGGCTGAAGGTTTTTGGCATGGAATCGAAGTCGTGCCGGTCACGACCAGGACGGCCCCCGGGGTGAGAACCCCGGCGACGTCGGTCATTGGCGTTGTCGGCACGTCGGCTCTGTCAGACAAAGTGACTGCCCACACGCCCATTCTCGTGAGAGGGGCGAGAGAGGCAAGAGAGCTTTTCGGGGCACTCGATGCGCCGGGGAGTCTGCCAAAGACCCTGGCTGCCATCTACGAGGAGACGCAGGCCGTCTGTGTCGTCGTCACAGTCGGGCCTGGCGAGGCTGATGCTCTGGCTACCCAGGTGGCGGGCACGCAAGGCGAGCTGACAGGCGTATACGGCCTGCTCAAGGCCAAGGCAGCGCTTGGCGCCCAGCCGCGCATTGTGATCGCGCCCGAGTTTTCCGCCGACGAGTCGGTGAGGGCTGCTCTCAGCGTCGTGGCAGGGCGGCTGCGCGCTGTGGCGTCTGTTGAAAGCCCAGACAGCGGGGACCTGCAGGCGGTGATCGGGAACTTTCAGAGTCTGCGCGGCTCGCGGCTCTATCCGGTCTATCCCAACGTCCGGCTTGCCGCCCCGATCGGGGTGGTCGGCGGCTCGGCTCTTGCAGCCGCCTTGATCGCCAAGACCGACGCTGAGCTTGGGTTTTGGGTGTCGCCGTCCAACCGGCTTTGCTCGTCGGTTGTCGGCCTTACCCATCCGGTCGAGTTTTCGCTCGATCCCTCCTCGGGCGAGTCCGGCGCCAACCTTTTGAACAAAAACAAAATCGCCACCTTTGTGAACGAGCAGGGCTTTCGCCTGTGGGGCAACCGGACCCTTTACGACGAGGCCGATGCGCTGGACAGCCGGCACAAGTTTATCAACGTGCGGCGCCTCAGGGATTTTATCGATGACGCGATCCTTGCTAGCCACCTTTGGGCCGTCGACCGCAACATCACAAGAAGCTACGTCGCTCAGGTCACAGAGAGCATCAACAACTACCTGCGCGACCTCAAGGCCAAGGAGGCCATCCTCGGCGGCCACTGCTGGATAGACCCCGAGGCGAACACCGTGTCCCAGATCACCGAAGGCCACGTCACGTTTGACTACGAGTTTACGCCGCCCTACCCGGCCGAGCGGATCACCTTTCGCTCGCTGCTGTCGGACGACCACGTAAAGGAGATCTTCTAGGTGACGCTGCTTAACAACCTCCCGCAGAAGCTCACGCATTTTACGCTCTTTGTCGACGGCCGCGGCTACGCCGGCATGGTCGACGAGATCGTCCTGCCAAAGCTCACCTACAAGGTAGAAGACTACAGGGCCGGCGGCATGGACCTTCCCATCCCAATCGAGATGGGCATGGAGAAGCTCGAGGCCGAGTTTACGCTCGGCGAGTACGACCGCTTTGTGATCCAGCAGCTTGGCTTCCAGGAGGGCGGCCCCATTGCCCTTCACGTCCGAGGCGCCCTCAAGCGCCACACGCTCTCTGTTCCCGTGAGCTGCCACATGCGAGGCGTCATCACCGAGATCGACTTTGGCGCCTGGAAGGCTGGCGAGACGACCGCCATGAAGTTTCGTCTCTACTGCACCTACTACCGCTACGCGCATGCCGAAGAGGTGCTCATCGAGATCGACGCCGACAACATGGTGCGCCGCATCAACGGCGTCGACCAACTGGCAGCCGTCAAGGCTGCGCTGCTTAGAGGATAAAGGGCATGAAAAAAGAGGTAATCGAGCTTTCCTATCCCGTCGAGCTTTCGGGCCGGGGGCTGGTGCGGACCATCGAGCTTAGGAGAGCCAAGGTAAAAGACCTCGAGCTGGTCGACCGCTACGACACCGAGGCCGCCAAGACCTTGCATCTGATCAGCCACCTGGCCGAGTGGAGCCCAGACGAGGTGAGAGAACTCGACTTTGCCGACTACCGCAGGGTGTCCGACAAGGTGGCTGGTTTTTTAGGGCTTGCTCCCTAGAGGAGCTGCCGGCGGGAAGGCGGGCACTGCTAGAGGTAAAGGCCGACCTGGCCTTTGTCTTTCACTGGAGCCCTGAGGCGATTGACGCGCTTTTGGCAGACGAGCTTTCCCTCTACCACCAGCTAGCCCTTGAGAGGCTAAAGGCGACATGGCCGATTTCAAAATAAGGGTAAGCCTTGCCGCCAAGGATCTTCTCTCCTTGCCGCTCAAGAACCTCTCGGGGGTCACCCGCGGGCTTGGCGGTGAGCTGAGGCGGGCAAGTCTGGCGCTCGACGAGCTGCGCCGTCACGACAAGCTTGCCGGCCAGATGCGGGGGCAGGCCAAGGCTACGCTCGAGGCCCACTCCCAGTGGAAGACAGCCGAGGGACGCGTCAAGGCACTTGCCACAGAGATCAAGGCTGCCGGCGAGCCGAGTCGGCGCCTGGCCAGAGAGTTTGACGCGGCAAGAGTCTCGGCCTCGCGGCTGAAAGACGCCTTTGAGACAAAGACCACCCGGCTTCGAGGCCTAAAGCGCGAGGCGCGGGAGGCGGGGCTCTCGATTCGTGGGCTCTCCGAGCGGCTTTCCGAGCAGGAGAAGGTCTTTGACCGGCTGAGAGCCAAGTCAGACCGGCTGTCTGGTCTGCGGAGGTCGGGCGAGGCCTTGAGCAGCAGGGCCTCGGAGCTTGCCATGATCGGGGGCGCTGCCTCTGGCTTTGGTCGTGGGGTGCTGAGTAGGGCGTCGCTGCCGCTTCAAACCGCCATGAGTCTTGAGGCCGTCATGGCGCGCGTGCGCTCGCGGGTCTTGTCGGGGCCAGACTACAAGGACACGGCCCGCCAGGAGAGAGACCTCGCGACCCTGGAGCGCATGGCAGCCCGCGTCTCAACCCAGTTCGGTTATACGGGCGAAGAAGTCGCTTCCGCGATGATCCAGATGGGGACAGCCGGCCTTCAGTTTAAAGACATCACCGAAGCCAACCTCAAGGCTGTGCTGGCAGTGTCCAAAGTTGGCGACATCTTGCCAGAGCAGTCGGTGAGTCTGCTCACAGGCATCGCGCATGCCTTCGAGCTGCCGATCTCGCGGCTGTCGCGCATTGGGGACGTCGTAGGCTACACAGCCGACGTCTCCGACACCAACCTCACCGAGATCGCCGACGTCCTAAAGCACGTCGGCTCGGTCGCCAACGCCGCCAAGATCCCGCTCGAGACGGTGATGGCGTCGGTGGCGATGCTGGCGGATGTCGGGGTGAAGGGCTCGGTGGCGGCCACAGCCCTCAAGGGGGCGTTTCTTGATCCGCTGGTTCACGACACCCTCGGCGGCACGCCAAAGACCGAGCAGGCCAAGCTTCTCAGGGCGCTGGGCATTCGGGTCGTAGACCCCAAGACGCGCGGCATGCGGCCTTTCATCTCGGTGATGGAGGAGCTTGGCGCCAGGCTTGCGCCCATGGGATCCGGTCAGCGGCTCAAAATCCTCGAGAAGCTTTTTGGGCGCGAAGGCCTGGCCGGCATCTCAGAGCTTGTGAATGTCGCCGTCAAGGCTGCTCGCGGCGACAGCGGGGCAGCGTCCAGGCTGTCGGCCCTGAGAGCGCGCGAGGCTGAGATCAGGACCCTTTCCCAGGGGACTGCGATGGAGAAGCTTAGGCTCGAGGCCGCCACGGCAAGCGCCTCGCTGCTTAGGCTCAAAGCCTCGCTGTCGGATCTTTTGAACGTGCTCGGCAAGCCTCTCCTTTCAGACCTCACGCGGCTTGCCGGCACCCTGGCGGGCGTGGTCGACAAAACGCGCGACTGGGCTGTTGCCAATCCACAGGTCACAAAGGCTCTCTCGAGCGTGGCGCTGGGGGTGGGCGGCGCGGCAGCAGCAATCGGTGCCCTTTTTATTCCGATCTCAACGGCCGTCGGGGCGGTTGCTCTCTTTAAGGGGGCCTGGATCGGTTTTGGGGCGGCGGCTTCGGGAGCGATGGCGGCCGCGACAGCTGGGGTCGGAGCGCTCAAAATCGCGCTTATCGGCTCTGGGATTGGGCTTGCCATCGCGGGGCTCGCCGCTGCCTCCTACCTTGTCTACGAGAACTGGGACAAGATCACGCAAAGCCTCCAGGCGGGCGGCCGGTCGGTTGCAGACTTCATGACTCGCATGACCTCGCTCAAGGCAACCGGCACCGTGCCGCTGGCGGCGGCTGGGGCTGCCCTTCGCGGGGGGCCGAGTCAGTCGATCCTAAACGCCCCCATCACCGTCAACGTCACAGAGCCCAAGGCCACCACCGCCGAGATCGCAGCCAAGCTCAAAGACGTCCTGCGCGAGGTCAAAGACGAAGAGGCCAGGGCCTCAAGGGCAAGGCTTTATGACTGAAGGAAAAGCCCTTTTTGCGCTCGGGGCGTTTCGCTTTCTGGCCGGCAGAAGCATGTTTGAGAGGCTAACCCGGAGCGAGAGCTTTATTTGGACCGAGCAGGAGAGGCTCGGCAGAGTGTCGGCGCTCAGCTACATGGGGCGCAGGGCGCTTGAGGTCGAGGTGACAGGCGAGGCCTACGTAGAGAGGGCCTCCACCGATGACCCTTTGAAGCCTCTAAAAGACGAGGCTCGCCGGGGGGAGCCGCTTCTTCTTATCGACTCTGAGGGGCGCTCCCTTGGCAGCTGGGCGGTCCTCTCCTGTAGCGAGGAGCTGTCCAGTTTTCGCGGTGACGGCAAGGCGCGGAAGGTGGCCTTTCGGCTTTCGCTTCGAAGGGTGACAGTCGATGACCTTGCCAGTCCGGCCAAGGCTCTATGATTTACGTGACGCGAGGGGGCGAGGTGCTGGACCTCATCTGCCACCGGGTCTTTGGCAAGACATCCAGCGTCGTCGAAGAGGTGCTTGAGCTGAACCCGCAGCTTGCCGAGCTGCCGGCCACCCTGCCCGAGGGAGTCGAGATCTTTCTTCCAAGCCTCCCGCAGAGCGCCAGGCCTGAGCGCAGAGAGATCTCGCTTTGGGACTAAAGCCTGGGGTTCTTGTCACCATCGACGGCGAGGAGAAAAAGGGGGTCTACCGCGAAAGGCTCACGCGGCTTTCCCTCAAAGACGAGCGCGGGCTCCTCTCCGATCAACTCGAGCTGGTTTTCGATGACTCAGACGCCAGGCTCGCAGTCCCCGAGAGAGGACAGCAAGTCAGCGTGGCCCTTGGCTGGGGGGAGAGCCTCACCCCCATGGGGAGCTTTTTTGTCGACGAGGTGTCGATCTCAAGCCGCGGCGTCATGCGCCTTACCGGCAAGGGCTTTGACACCCTAAAAGACCTAAAAACCGTCTCCTCCAGGCTTTACGCGGCAAGAGACCTGAAGGGGGTTATAGACGAGCTCGGCCGCACCTACTCCCTCAAAGTGAAGGCCTCCGTAGCGCTCTCGCGTGTGGCCGTGTCTGATGTCTCCCAAAGGCACGAGTCGGCCGTGCACTTCCTGTCGAGGCTTGCGGGCGACTACGCCCTCTCGCTCAAGATCCAAGGCGACACGGTGCTTGTTCTTCCCCAGGGGGCTGGAGAGAGCGTGTCGGGAGAGGCGCTGCCCGTTGTCGAGGTCGAGGCCTTCGGCGGCAAGGTTCTCTCCTGGGATTTTGATTTCGTGAGCCGGCCGCTCTACGCCTCGGTTGAGGCCGAGGCCTTCGATCTGACAACCGCGCAGAGCGAGACGGTCGCCCTTGGCAGCGGAAAGCCAGTCTTTCGCTTTCGAGAGGTGTTTTCCTCTCGCGAGAAGGCTCTGCAAGCAGCCTCTGCCAAGCTCTCGCTGGCGCAAAGGCAAGGCGCTGCGGGAAGGCTCGAGTTGGAAGGCGACGCAAGGATTTGTGCCGACTCTCGGCTCAGGCTTTCGGGGTTTCGCGCCGCAGTCGACGGCCTTTGGTGCGTGACGTCAGCGACCCACACGCTGGCGCCCGAGGAGGCCTACGTCGTCAGCCTCGCATGTGAAAAGCTGCCAGACCAACGGCCATAACAAGAATGGTTAGTATAAGGGCCGCCGGAAGCCGCCGCGCTGGAGCTGCCGTGTCCAGCGTGTAGACGGCGCGTGCGATGGTGACCTTGGTAACCATGGCCTGCCCTGCGATGAGTCATAAAAGCCGGTCCAGTCTAGCATGCATGCGGCGGAACAGAGATTAGGCTCAGCACACGCATAGGCACTTTCTTTACAGCAGCGGCTGAACATGTCATTGTAGGTTTGATCGAATCAAAAATAAAAAATACCTACAATGGCGGTGTGTGAATCATGCTCGAAAAGGATCTATTCACTAGCACTGACCTGCACAAGCTGTTTCAGATGAATTCGGTTGCGCCTAATACGCTCATTGCCGCGGAGAAAGCTGGGCACATTCCCAAGGCGCGTCGCGTTCATCGCGGCCGGATAGAGGTGCGGCAGTGGACGCTTGCACAAGTGCCAGCGATCGGAGCCAAGTACGGTTTTCTTGAGCCGCCGAAGTCTCTGCGGGTGATTTGCGTATATACCGCGAAAGGAGGCGTACTCAAAAGCACGCTGAGCTACTCGTTGGGTCGACTCTTGGCCTTACACGGAATCAAAACTCTGATCATTGGCCTGGATATCCAGGGAACGGTGACGGATCTAGCTCTGAATCCGATTGCAATCGAGTCTCTAGAGGAAGTGACGGCATACAAGGGCCTGGCGGATGTTTTGCTCGGGAAGTCGCCGCTGAAGAAGGTGATCCGCGAAACTCCATTGCCCACGCTCGATATTATTCCGGAGACACCTGGTCTAGGTCCTCTAGAAAAATTTATCCGTGATACGAAGCGCCGTGAGTTCGTCCTCAAAGAACAGGTGATCGCTCCGCTCGCGAACGATTATCAAGTGATCATTTTTGATAACAGCCCTAACTGGAATCTCTTGATCGAGAATGCTCTTACTGCGGCTAATGTCGTGATTTCCCCTATAGGGTGTGATCTTGGAAGTTATCAGGCTCTCTCAACGAATCTTTCGACGACTTTGGACTTCCAGAAGGACATGCATATCGAGTGGGATAACGTCATTTTGGTCCCCACTCTTCTTGAGAAAAACAAGCTTAGCTCGCAAATCTATGGAGCATATCTCACACAGCATCCAGGTCTAGTTACTCATACAGCGATTCGTCGCGCTGTGCGTGGTCAAGAGGCGCTCACGATGCGGCAGTCAGCTCCAGAATATGATCCGAAGAGTGATCTTGCGCGAGATTACTATGATCTCGTGAAGGAAGTTTGGAGCAGGATCCTGAAGGCGGAGAAGTAATATGGCCATAAAGGGAAATCCCTTCGCTTCTACGCGCAAGTCGCCGGCACGCTTAACTCCTCGAGCATATGAAAAGCTGTATGGGTCGAGCAGTCCTGAGGATGAGACGGCTCCGTCACAGGAACCAGAAACTGCTTTGTCCGCCATCAATGCGGAGGAGAAAAGCCAGGTTCTTCCGACCATAGAGAGCGGGAAGAGCCAATTTGAGTCTCCTGCCGTTGAAGCTAAAAACTCGATTCAGGGAGCGACAGCTCAAGCTCCACGGCGTACGCCGCCCGTGACTGTTGGTAAGGCATCATCGTTGCCTGAGGTATCTCTGAGTGTTGACCTTACGAAGGACGAGCGCTTTTTGGCTAAATATTGGTTTGATCCGGTATTAGGAGGCTTGCCTCGCTCACAGGAGCGTTTTTTTTATTTTTATCGCTTTCTGTATGCTGAGGCGGCCCGTACCGGCTGTGGCAGAGTCTTTTGCACGAAAAAGATGCTCGTTGACGCTCTTGGAGATAGAGCTCGCGCTACGTTTACGAAGTATCGAAAGCTCGGTGAGCAGTACGGCATGTTCACTGTGCATGTTGTGGGCAACTTGGGGCGGCGAAAGAATCAGGCTGGCACATACTTTTTCTTGCTCGACCCTTGGAATAACCCTGTAATTACATCTAAGTCCTAGTTTGTAGGCTCCTATCGCGTAGGCTCCTATCGCGTAGGCTCCTATTGCGTAGGCTCCTATCGCGTAGGCTCCTATCGCGTAGGCTCCTATCGCGTAGGCTCCTATCGCGTAGGCTCCTATCGCGTAGGCTCCTATCGCGTAGGCTCCTATCGCGTAGGCTCCTATCGCGTAGGCTCCTATCGCGTAGG